GGCGAAGCCGATGCGAACGACCAAAAAAAAGAAAAACCATCTTGGTAACTATTTTGCATCTCGGACTTCGTCCTTCGATGCCTTCGCTCGGACTTCGTCCTCACTCAGAACTTCTCCGCCTTGACAGTCCGTGCGGCTACGCCTTCGGCTTCGCCTTCTACATTAGCAGATGTCGGTCTTCTACATTAGACGAATTGATTCGGTCTTCTACATTTGTTGAAAAATTGAGCTAGAAAAAAAGAAAAAGAAAGATGGCCTTGACCTTTCCTTGATGTTTCGGTGTTGTCCCCTTTTCGGAATCAGCACCCTCCGCGCCGCTGGCCTCCTCAGATTCGAATTCGTTTCATTTTGAATTCGAACTTCTCACGATTGTAGAAGTCAATGCGTGAAGAAAAATGTTTCAGAGAATAGTTTTCGTGTCTTTTCCAAGATAAATCATCAGCGATGTCGTATAAGATAACAGAGTTTTTTTCTTTGTTGATTCTAAGTCCTCTGCCTATTGACTGCAATGTTCGTATTTTTGATTTTGTAGGTGATGCGAACTGAATCCAATGAATGTTCTTGATTGAAATTCCTGTAGAAAATGTTCCATAAGAAGCAACCACAATGACATTCTTGCCTCTTTCTACCAGGTGACGTATTTCTTCTCTTTTGTCTGCAGATACCGAGCCGTCAACAAAATAGACTTTTCTTGAAGGGTCGAGTTGTTTTATTCTATTGCATATAGATTTTCCGTGCTTGATAAAATTGAAAAGGATAAGTCCGTTCTTTTTCTGCACGACAGCAAGTTTCGCAATGAAATCTGTTCTTCTTGTGTTGTCAACGAGCCAATCAATTTCTTGCTTGTATTTTGCCTTTCTCAGTGCTTTCTTTTCTTCATCGGTGTAGACAAGACAAAGACCTTGAATTTTAAGTTTTGCAACAATTTTTCTTTCCATCAGTTCATTTGTTGTTGTCATTCTTTTTGCTGGGCCGAACAATCCTTCGAGTGTGAGTTTCGATGTTCTCGAATCTCGTAGTGTGCCAGTCAGACCAATTCTATTAGGACAATCAACAAGATTTTCCATTATCTTGCAGATAGATGAAGCCTCTGCTTCGTGAACTTCATCGACAATGATTGCACCAAATTGTTCGAAATAAGATTCCTTCATTCTATAGATGCTTTGCCAGGTGCTGATATAGATTTGCGCATCAGATGTCTTTTTTCTTCCTCCCATAATCGTATGAACTTCATTCTTTGTGTTCCAAGAAACTTCTGATGAATAGTCTTTCATATCAGATTCCATTTGTTTGACAAGCCCGGTTCTAGGCGCAAGAATGAGAATTTTTTTGTTTTTTGGGAGTATGATTTGAAACCAGCGACAAAGCGCATAGATTATTAGTGATTTTCCAGAAGAAGTTGGAGATAGAATTATTGTTCTTTTGTGTGTCATTGCACACCAAAGGGCAAACATTTGGAAGTCGTATGGTGGAAGTTTTTTTCCAGATGAATGAATGTGAAGTTCTTTAAGGAATTGCTTTACTATTCTGGGTTCGATTTTCTTTTTGTTCAGAACATCTTTGTCTATAGAACAAGAATATCCGAACCTTTGAGAAAACTTTTGAATGTATGGAACGAGCCCCAAGAAGATTTGTCTTGTTCGCACAGAGAAAAGATGAATCTTCCCGTCCCAGACTTTGTTCTTGTATTTGGGCATAAATCTATAATTTGGAGCAAAGAAAGTAAAATATTCATCTAGCTCAAATGCGATAGAATTCTCACACTCTACCCATACATAGACATCGTTAACCTTATGAATAATTATATCAGCTTTTTTCTCAGTCATACAACAATATTCTATGTAAATTTGTAGGTTAGAATTTCAGAAAAACATACCACTTTTTCTGAAATTTCTACATACCTGCTTGGAATTTTTTCCATTCGATTGCATCGCGAATCAGAAACGAAAGACCGCCTATCATTTTAATGACACTTTCAAGATATTCTGCTTTGCTTTTTTCATATTCGAGTTTCATTCTTTTTTCTTGAACTTCACCATCGCCATCTACCATCACTTCTATTTCAGATTTCGATTTGAAAATGATATTGTGGTCGTTTCTATAATAAATGTATTTTGTTCGATATATCTGGTCATATTCAGCTTTCAGTTTGACGCATTTCATTTGTGATTCGTGAAGAAGTTGGAGATATTTGCTGTGTAGAATAGGAATGCTGATTGCTGATTTGTCGAGATTGTTTTCGTCTATTCGAATTTCCTTCTTGACCATTCGTTGCAGTTCTTTGAGATTCATAGGAAAAATTCTACCACTTCTTCGTTGGTCTGTCAAGAATTAGTTGACGAATAAGAAGCGCGTGTAGTAGAATGTTACGTTAGAAATGTTCTGTTCACTATCTTGAGTAGAAAACTGAATTTCTGAAAGAATTCCAGGAAAGATGCCTTCAAATCTGATTGTTCTTAAAGGCTGTTTGTTATTTGAGAGTATTATTAAAGAAGCATCAGCAAAAATATCATTCATTTTATTGCCATTGTATGATGTGCATTTAAGAATCCAGTCATACATTTCTTTATAGTTGCTCAAATTTTCTTCAACAATAAACTCTACATTTATTGGGTCAAATTCGATTTTTTCACCTGGAGTTTTAATGTCGTGTGTTCTTGTAGGATAAAGTGTAGGATTTATAGAAATTGTTGGCAGCGATACTCCTGTTGCTGTGAAAGATGTAATCGGAGCATTGCTTAGAACAAACTGAAAATTATTTCTTAGAGAATAATTTATTGCGGACATATTTTATTTATGCCTCTATATAGAATTGTCCAAGACATAGGTTGTTGTGCCACAATCCCAAATTCGTGTGTATCCTAGAGATTCACATATATCCTTTTCAGTCATTCCTGCAAAATTCTTATCTTTATATTTGGCTTTGAGGCGTTGCTTTGTGAAATTTAATCTGTTTTCACGTTTCATCATATCTTTCGTATATTTGTATCCTGCTGGATAAGATGCAATAGCAACGAAACCATTAGTAAGATACACATTACCATCAGAATACGAATTATCTGCATATGTGACAATTGTTCCATTCTTTAGTTTTTTTCGTGCTGCCGTCAGAAGTTTTGAGAATCCTCCTACAATTGAATGATTATTTAGGCACGCATATCGTACAAGTTCCCAATCGATATTTCTATTGAATCGTGATTTGCCAAAAGTCATAACAGCAACAAGTTCATTGTTGAAGAATAATCCAAATCGGAAAGATGATTTATCTTTCCCTTGCAAATGGTTTTCTTCTAAGAATTTATTTTTGATTTGAGAACTAATCTCTTTGACTACGCATTTTCTCGCATAAATTTTGTGTTCGGTCACACCAAGTAGATGCTTTATTCTGCTTTTCCATATTTTATTCTTCAAATTCCAATCATCAGAAAAAATATGATATAGTGTATATCCTTGCTTCTTTGCTTCTTTTGTTTTGTTTGAATGATAATTCTTATCTTTGTATTTCTCACTGTGCCAATATAATCCGTTGTATTCAAAGCACATTTTCAAATCAGGTATGACAATATCAATCTCTGAACCTTTTAGCAATGACCTATCAGATGTTATGATTTCGCCATTGTAAATCTCTCGAAGAAAATTAACAAGCTCTTCTTCTTCGTTGCTTATTTTCTTTACTTTTCGTGGATACCCATTAGAGGCTTTTGGCTCTATATTATGTTTCCTCAACCAGTACCAGATGCAATAATTTGACACTCCGAATTCATCAGCTATTGTGCGGATGTCCTTGCTTTCATAGAGTTCTTTCATTTTTTCTTTCGAAGATAGAATTGTTCTAGTTAAAGAGTCGCTTTCATTATATTTAACCTCAGGTATATTATATTTTTTGATGTGCTCTTTTACTGCATATACTGGAACATTTAAGATATCGGCTATATTTTCTAATGACATTCGCTTTTCAATACGAGCAGAATATAACCAATCACTATCGTTCAATTTTTTATTATTTTTTCTGTTTGAAATAGTTTCTTTTTTACGATAATTTTTTCTGCAGGCTTCAGAACAAAATTTATTGAAAGATAATTTATAGCTTTTCTCAATTGACGTATTATTATTGCAATGTTTGCATTTAGGAATTTCTTCTAAATTATTTACGACACAAAGAATTCGAAATTTTAATGATGGATTTAATTCATCTAACCATTTTGTTTCTTTTTTAAGTAACGATACACTTTCAGTTAATCGTATGAAAGCGTTTGCTGATTTTGATTGATATTTTTTTGCGAATTGGCGAACAGATTTAGAATACATAATAGTATATAGTCAGAAGTTAGGCTGAAAATCAATTAAAAAGAGCAAAAACAAGATTTCCACAATCCCATATTCTATAGAAGCCATTCTTCTTCATATTTTCATTTTCTGTCAATGATTCATCATATGACGAAAGAAGTTCTTTCAGTTTGTGTTTTTGGTATTTGTGGCGTGATTCTAGACAGATAAAATCTTTTGTGTAGAAATAATTTGGCTTTGAGGTGTGTGAATATGAAAAACCAAGTTTTCTATATAGGTTTCCTTGACTCCATCTACGATTTGCATAAGAGACGATTGTGCCACCGTAGTCTTTCTTGAACGATTCCAATAGTCGGCTTGCTGCACCGACAATAGAATAGTTGTTCTTGCTGCAAAACCTACTCAATTCCCAATCATATTTTTGCGTAAATCGAGACTTGACAAAGGACATCATTGCAACGATTTCCTTCCCGTCACATAATCCATAGATGATATTTGAATTATCTTTCCCTTGCAAATGATTATTCAGTAAAAATTCGTTCTTGAAAGTATTGTTGATATTTTTGATAATCGAACAGTTGCGTGCATAAATCTTTGTTTGAGATTTGTTTGCTTTGTGTTGCAAGAGAGATTTCCATATTTCTTTCTTTGTTGGATTATTCCATTCGTTGTCGAAAATGTGAAACAGTTGAATTCCTTTCATTTCACATTCATTTGTTTTCGATAAGTGATAATACCTGTCTTTGCCGTTTTCTTCACAATGCCAGAACACACCATCAAATTCTATAGCCACATTCAATGATGGAATGTATATGTCTAATTCTTTATTATCAGATAAAATTGTTCGATTTCTGGTTTCAATATCATTCAATCCGAGTTCACTCTTGAGAAAATCGACAATTTCGTTTTCTCCTCTACTAGAAGAATCGGGTATAAAATATGAATTGTGAAGAAGGTGTTGCAAATTATATAAATGTACTCTATTCAATATGATTCTTGGCGTCACTCCCATTTGTCTTGCAGCTTTATGCGGATTTTTCTCTGCCTGTTCGATGATATATTTTTCTAGTTTTTCTGCATCTGCCAATATTTCATCTCGCCAGTGTCCTCGATGAAACTTTTCTATTTTTGTTCTACTTATTTTTTCTGCTCGATGAGGGTTTTTCAGACTACACTGAATCGAACAGCAATCTGAAATTGTATTTGTTTCTCTGATATATCGAAAATGTTTTTGACCACAAACAACACATTCTTGTGGCTCGGTGTAATTATTGAAGTACGCATAGAGCCGTGTTTTTTGGTCTGTGCTGTTGTCGAGAAAATCTGTCTTGGCGAAAATGTCATCATATACTGATTTGTGGTTCTTTCGTAGCCAAGCAAAATCATTCATCACTTTTCTTGTGTTGATTCTACCGTCTTTCCTTATCAATAATTCTTTTGCCTTGTTTACCATAATAGTATATATACATACCAGCATCATAATCCTTTGAGAGCAAAAAGAAAGGCGCCCTTTCGAGCGCCTTTCATCAATATTTAGGAATTAACTTAGATTCCTACAACTGCAAAATCACGGTAATAATCATTCTGACCTGCTGTACCGCTAACAAATGGGTTGTAAGCGATTCCATAACGAGTCTTCATTCCCAAACGAGGCTGGAAGTCTTCTTCACCGACAGCTTTCATCATCTGCAATGGCACATATGGGCAATAAAACATACCAGCATCATAAACGTTCGCGCCTTTGTAGCCTACAGTCACAAAGTCTGATGCAGCATATGGGTCAACATACACTTTGAAGCGACCACCAAGAACACCAGCAAATGTAGCACCAACAAAGTCTCCTTGCAGAGTGCCTGTGATTGCAGCAGTGTCGAGCTTGGTTGCCTGCTCAAGAGCTGCCATTACGATTGGTGAACAAATGATGAAGTTACCTACACCACGACGTGTCTGTGTAGCAATAGTAGATGCTTCACGAACAATCTGCATATACAGATTCTTATATTTTTCAATTTCCCAACGACCATCTGTGTCGTCGTTTGCGCCGCCAGTCATATCGAATGTGCCAGGAACATTTGTGTTCTGTGCACCGGTGCGTGCCTGAGAACGCAGCTTAGAAATGATTTCGCGGTTGATTTCGCCAACGACTTCTGTTGAAAGAATGTTAGCAAGCTCTGCCTCTGCATCCATACCGTGGATTGCTTTGAGGTCCTGAGCAAGTTCGATTGTGTATTTTGCTTTCAGCGCACGAGTTCCTGCTGTCACAGACTGCTTCTCGATGCTGAATGACATTTCTGGCCAAGGGTTGGTCTGGAACACTGGGTCCTGAGCAACGCCAGCATCAGCAGTGTTAACCGCTGAATCCACGCCGAGTTGTTCACCGTCTGTTGTCAGTGCAGCGTTACCTGCGCCATCACCAGTGAAGGTTTCGTCAGGTGCAGATGTACCAAATGCTTCTGCGCCTGTTTGTGGGTCGCCGGTGTAGTGTGCCTTCATTGCAAAGATAAGACCTGTAGGTCCGCTCATTGGCTGAACGCCGATGATATCGTGAGCAATGAGAGATGGCATTGTGCGACGAACCATTGAAATCAAGATTGGGTCAAAGCCCTGACCGCCACCAGCAAGCATATTGCCAGTGTTTGTGCTCTCTTCGAGAGCAGCTTTTTCTGTATTTTCAAGCAGACGGATTGTTGCATTCTTGATGGTGTTGTTCTTGATAGGTTCAACACCTTCAGCATTGATTACAGGTTCCCACTTCTGCTTTACTTCTTCAGACAATAGTGGCTGATTAGACATACCTTTTATTCTCCTTAGTAATTTGTGTTAATCAAGTGTATTGTTATTATTTATAGAAAGCCGTTTCTTCAATTACTTTCCAGCGTTAAGCAGACGAAGTGTTTCTGCCATTAGGTCACTATTTCCTGGATTTCCAGTGTTTGTGTCCTTTTCTTCAAGGTCATCGGTTTTACCGTCTTTCTTGAAATAACTTTCTTTGATTGTAGTTACTTTTTCCTTGTATTCTTCAAGGTTTTCAGCTTCTACATTCTCAGTCAGTTCTGCCAGTTTCTCGACCTGAGTGTCGGCAAGACCTTCGGTCAGTTCAACAAAAGCAAGTTTCTTCTGAGCTTCAAAAAGTTCAGACTTTAAAGAAATTGCTGATTCAATTTCAGAATCGAGTTTTTCTTCTAATTCTTCGACTTTTGAATTTAGACCTTCTACAATATCCCAACGGTCTTCTGGAACTTTGACATAGTGCTCTTTGAGCAATTCTGCCAAACCTTCAACGAACGATTCGTTCATTTTAGCTTTGATTCCTGATTCAACCGCAGGACGATTGTTCTCAATCCATTCGCTAACAACATAGTCAAGATAACCGTCAATTTCTTTGGTGAGTTCTTCTTTTTCTTTTTCGATAGCTTCTTTCAGAATATTGTCGTATTCTTCTACGAGCTCTTTCTTAGCAGCAGCAACTCGAGAAGTCACAGCAGCTTCAATGATTGTTGCTGCCTTTTCTTTGAATTCTTCTGAGAGTTTTTCGCCTTCTGTTAGAGCAGCAATGTCTTCGTCAAGGTTAGTCACAACGATATCTTCATCTTTGTTTGCATTTTCAAGGATTTCATCAGCTTCGCTCTCTTCTACGATTCCGATAAGACCACCTTCTTCAAACAGAGTTTTTGCTTCATCAAGTGTGATTTCCTTGCCGCAAGATTCGCACAAATGCTTGTCTTCCTTAAGACTCATTTCTGCTTCACATTCCGGACACTTAAAGCGCATTCTTTTTCTCCTTCTGTAAATCTAGTCTTTATTTTTTATATTTATGATTTTGTTGTTCTACGCCAAAGAATTGATAAATTCTTCGAATGCTTTTGCTTGAACTTCTGCGAGTTTCGCTTTTGGCGTCTTTTTGATTAGTTTGTAAACTTTTTCTGCCTGTTGTTCGACTAATCTTCCGTTATCATAAATCCAGTTATGGCCTTCCATAATACCGTTGACGAAAGCATCTGGAGCTGAAGGGTCGGAAACAACATCAACACAGATGAATCTATAATCCTTCTGAACTTCATTGACACCATCTTTTCTGGCTTTCAGTGTGCCTAGTCCACGAGAAGACACGCCCATTCTTGTTCCACCTTCAATAAGACCACGAACAATGTTTCCCATTGGTGTATCAAGAACGAGAGCTTTGCCAATGAAATTGTTTCCTTCTGACCTTAACTCTGTGATTCGGTGAGATGCTCTTTCTGGGTCTACGACAGGACTCTGAGGGTGATTAAGTTCACCAAGAGCTCGATTCGTTTTCACATATTCATTAACATATCTATTCACTTCTGATTCAAGAATTGACCGAGGATAGATTCTTCCGTTTCGGTTTTTCTGCTCGGCCTGCATAAAGATTCCCTCTATATAGAGGTTTTTCTTACCATTCTTTTCCTCTTGTATTACAGAAGTTGTATCTTCTAGATATTCTGTGATTAAAAGCATATTTTTCACCTTTAGCTCTTGAGTGTTCTTACAATATCTTTTACTTCACTGTACGAAATTGTGCCGCTACCACGCAATCTATCAAGGCTACGTCCTACGGCAAGATAATCATCAATTTTTGAGAAGAGGTTTTTAGGGTCAGGACGAAAGCCAATACCGTTATCAAAATGTTCTTGAACATCTTGCATATAGAATTTCCAAGCATCATCGATATCTCTTTCTTTTCTTGCAACGAATCCGAGATTACGCAATGCTTTGCGAACTTTTTCTTTTTCAAATTTTGGTTCGATTTCTCCCCAATAACTTTTGTCGAAGTTTTTATCACTAAAAGCATTAAGCATTGCTCTTTCTTTGCGCTTTTCTATCCTAACTGGGTCAGGACTCACTAGGCGAATTTCTGCTTTTCCGTCAGGCAACATATTTTCAATCTTGTCCCATAGGTCATTCAGCTTGCCTTCGAAGTTAATTGTTATTTCTTTCTTGCCCGGACCTATTCCAGGAACTTTCAATAATGTATAACCAGTCCATTTTCTTTCGTTTCCATATCGCCAAACGACAGCAAGAACCTTTCCATTAGTGTCCCTTACGGCAAGAGCGATAGGAAATATATGATAGAGCTCTTTATCTTTCGCGACTTCTTTGTTGACAAAACTGTTCAGTTTGTTAAAATTCTTAACTACACCTAATTTTGTGACTTTTGAATCTTTTCCAGAAACATTGACGTTGTTAATTAGTGGTGTCGCCCATTTCTTCCCTAGAAATTTTAGGTTGCCTAAATTTTCATTGAGGTAGTCGTTAAAGTTTCTCATTCTTGATTTTTCCTTGCATCAGTTTTTAGTGCTTCGAGTTCTTTTTTGAAATCAGCAAGAGCCTTATAGAATGCCTTTTTTCTAGGATTTTTGAAACCTTTGTCTTCATAATCAACCAAATCATTCTCGAGTTTATCTATTTCGTCTTGAATACGATACATTCGTTTCAGGAATGTTCTCCAACGAAATTTTTCTTCATTGACTGGTTTTTCTTTCAAATATTCGTCAAAAGTTTTCATTCTATATCCTCTTGACTTGTCTGCGACCAGTAGCAGTTCTTCCTTGACGAGCCATTCTCTTTGACTTCTTCATCAATCTTTTGAATTTTGCTGTTTTGCGATATCTCTTCTGTTTGAGTTTGATTTTTGCTCGATTTTTGCGATATTCTTTTTTATGCTTCAATTTTTCAGCAGCAGATGTGTGCTTGCGAAGTTTCGCAATTTCTAGAACAAATTCTTCATCCTCTGCTGCTTCTTCTTCATTCTTGAAACCGTGTCCTTTTTTAGCTCTGATGGCAAAATTGAGTTCCGCCATTTTTTCGATATTTTCTTTAGGAACCTTCTTGCCTTGCGCTTGAAGTTTATCATTAGACTTAATCAAATCTGCCTTCATCTTTTCTAAATCTTCAAGTGTCTTTCCTTCATATTTTCCTTTTTCGGCAGGATTTGTTTTAATCCATTTTTTTGCTTCTTCGAGGTCACTTTCAGTGACAGTTTCAGTAGAATCTTCTTCTTCAGAATCACCAGATTCATCTACATATTCAATTCCTTCTTTGTCTAACTCTTCGAAGAAAGCGTCGAGTTTTGTTTCATCTTCTTCTGTGATGTCGATTGTGTTTGAATCTTCATCGAATTTGAAAGAAATTCCGACTTTTTCTGCAATGCCTTTAACTTTCTCAACATCCTTTTCATCAAACGATAGTTCAACATCTTTATCAGACATTTCAGCTTCAATTACAAGAATTGCCATTTCTTTGCGCTGATTTAATTCTTCTTCAATAGCTCTAGCGAATTTGCTTGCACTATCAAGAACATCTTTAAGTTCCATCTTCTTCATCTCCTGCAGGACTCGTGATGCCCATTATTCTTTCTTTTTCTTTGTTCAAGAATTCATCTCTTTTTTGGTCAAGAAATTTGCTTATCCCAGCAGTGAATGCTGAAGGAGAATTGATTTCTGCTGCCAAATCTTCGATTTTCATATCTTTGCTCTCCAACAATTATTTATGAATTTACAAGTTTTCTTGTGAAGGCGGTTGTTCACCTTGATTTCCAAAATCAGGAACATTGAAATCACCGGAGCCAGCATCTTGTTCTAGGTCGCCTTCATCCTTTTCTTGTTCAATTTCTTTGTTGATTTTCTTTATTTCTTCATCAGTTCGTTTCAAAATTTCTTTTTGCACTTGCTCGATTGAGAAATAACGACCAACATATTCATCCACAACACCTAGCAATTCTAGACGCCCTTGCAAAATCTCATTCTCTTTCAGTTCAGCAAAATGTGAATCAGTGTTATATCGGAATTGAATTCCTTCGTTGATTTCTTCCCAATCATTTTCAGTGATGATATTCTTGAGAATGAGTTGTGTTCTGAGTGCTTGTCGGAAAATGCGAGAAAACTTCTTTCGCAATTTATCAATGAATTTTGAGAATTTTATTTCTGCTCTTGTTATTTCTGCAGAACGACCAAGATTAAACACAGATTCATTATCCATACGTGAAGTAGGAATACGTAATGCTCTATACAATTTTTTGACAACAT